ACCTTCTGCTCATCTAGAGCTTTTTGCACAAGTTCAAATTGAGCTTTTTCAACGGTTTCGACTTTAACTTCGTCTTCCATCTTAGATTTCTCCAATTCTTCTTTGTTAACAGAGGTAGATACCCCTTCAATATTCTCAACGCCAGCGTTTGTTGAGGTATCATTACCTTCTGCNGAAGCAGCAGGTGCAGATTCTTTTGTTGCTTTCTCAATGGCTTCTAGAGCTTTTTCAATCAAAGCTTGATCATTGAGCATAGCTAAATATTCGTTTTCATCTAACTCAGATAGAATTTCTGATAGACTTTCAGCATCATTAGCGGATTTTAAAATCTCGAAAGCTTCTAGTTTAGACTGAATGTAATCTTCGTAGTAATCTTTGGATTCTACAACTTCAGGTGCTTCTGCTTCAGGCTTTTCATAACCCATCATGCGAGCTAGAACTTCCGCATCATCACTATATAATGAAAAGAACTTTCTTAGAAAATCAGGTAGTTCCATAGTTACACGAACCTGTTGCATCTTCTGTACGAACTCTTCACTAAACTTATTAGCTTTAAGCACAAGAGCGTAATCGTGAGTATTGGCTGGGCCACCCTGCGATTTAGAAGTAAGAGCTACATGAGCGCCGTCTTTTTCAAAACTAATATCAGATAGTTTTCTTTTAGCTTTTCGTTGTGTTGCCATTATTTGTCATCCTCTTCGATTGATTCGACAGATGCTAAAGCACCAATACTCAAACCATTGATTTCACCAGACTTGATTAATTCCCAAAGACTATCATCTAAGGATTGAATAGTTGCTAACCAAGTACCTTTTTTTACAAATTTATCACCCAAAACGAAATCGCTAGGGCAGCAGTAACTTTCACAGAATTCAAAAGTATCTGTTTCAACTAAATGAAATAGATTGGCTTTCATAGAATACTTATTAAAGTTATGACAAGCTTTGCGAACTTCTGCTTCACTGGTTACATCACCATGAGCATCAACTTCTTCTGGAACCATTACAATAAATGTAGCTTGTTTTAATTCTTCATCAACTGCTTTTGTAACGGGTAATTTAATTCCCGGTAAGATATCTTCTGAATCTACTTCAGTATCTGTAATATCTTTTATATAACTCTTNAGAATATCTTCTTGTTTCANTACACGNCTAGCAAAAGCTAAACCTGCTGAACCACCCCAAAGTAACCATGCNATAGTTCCCGCAGTAGGGCCACCATCNGGCATTTTCTTTTTAGGTGCATAATTCTTTTCATGTCTACTAAAGAAAGCATACATGCGNTTAACAGTGTCTAAGCTAAGATTACCATTTATGATATCTCGCGCTCTAGCTACGCCAGAACCTACACCTTCTGCTTTGGCTTGTGAAGCATCTAAACCACCACGATTGTATTTTTCTCGCAGTGCTAATCCTCGCCTAGCATTATTACGCATTGCATCTGTGGGAGCAAAGCTTTTAGCTTTATTAATTGTTTCCATAATATTCCCATTTAGCACAATATAAATATTATTATATCATAATTTTATTAGAAAATCAAGTGCAATAATAAATTGTATTATAAACACTTGATTTATTTACGAATTACTTAATAACTTCTCAAGTTTAATAATTCGCTCTTCTAGTTCAATAACTCTCTTTGATAATTCTACAGAAGAGGCTAAAGCAATATTTCCATAAGCTACAGACAAATAACCTTTGTCATCAGTTGAGATAGCCTCTGGGAAATTCTTTGATAAACTCTGAGCAGAAACACCAATTTGTCTAGAATCTGTATCATCGAGACTGTGTTTATATGTTCCAACTTTAACTTCAGATAGATTGCTTAAGAAATCTTCTGGTAATTCTGACCAGTTTGATTTTAATCTTTCATCAGAACTAGCTGTTACATTAGTAGCAGTTAACACACCTGTACTTGGATTAAAAGTAAGTTTAGTACTTGCCACTTGCATAGTAGTAGAATCACCTGATGTGATATCTTCAAAAACAATGTATCTTGTTGCATTTGTAGTAGTATCATTACTTATAGTTATGCCACCACCAGAACCACTGGAAGCTGCCGTAATACGACCTTGTGAATCTACAGTAATATTAGCAGTAGTATAATCCCCAGCAGTTACTGCTGTATCAGCAAGTGATATAGTGCCTGTGGTGGTAATAGTACCACCAGTTAAACCTGTGCCGGTTGCAACTGAAGTAATTGTGCCTGTGTTGGCAGTAGCACCTGTAGCGATACCGTCGAGTTTGATCTTATCCGTGCTTGTCATTAATCCAGCAAGTGAAATATTGGCAGCAGGAATAGTTGCATCAGTACCTGTACTTGATGTAACAGTACCGTTAGAAGCAGCAGATACATACCCAAGATCAGTAGCTACATTTACTTGAGCGCCAGCATCAATACCATCTAGTTTAGTTTTATCTGTACTTGTCAATAGACCCGCTAATGCTGTAGTTGCCGCTGGAATAGTAGCATTAGTTCCAGTAGAACTATTAACTGTACCTGTAGTAGATGCTGTACTATAAGTTAAGTTAGTAGCTACATTTACTTGAGCGCCAGCAGCAATGCCATCTAGTTTACTAGCGTATGCACTGGACATGTACCCATTAGTTGTTGAATTAGCAGCAGGTACAGAAATAGAAGGTGCAACACCACCTGATGAAACCAAAGGGCTTGTAGCACCTACTGAAGTAACTGTACCAACATTTGATGTATAACCACTTGGATTAGTTGCCAAATAAAACGCTGAAGAATTGTTACCGTCTAAAGTATCTGCATCTAAACCACTGCCTGACCCATCTACAGTTTTGATAGCTGCTAACAATTGAGTTGCAGTGACATCACCAGAGTTACCATCAACAGAAGTAACACCATCTACTGTGCTTGAAAAAGAATCAATTGAACCATCAGCTTTCTTAAAGTATAACTTACTGTCTGTGTAGTTAATTGCTAACTCACCAAAGTCTAAATCACCAGCTACAGGAGCTTTAGCAGCTACTGATGATTTTTTTAATATAATTTTACTCGACATTATAATCCTTAATAAAGGTAAAGAAAGGCGATAAAAACCGCCCGTTAAATAAACATAATTTAGTAACTGCCACCGTCAATATCTGCCCATACAGGAACACCGCTACCGTTTACCTGCAGAATCTTACCGCTAGTACCAATAGTTAGTTTTGATAAAGTATTTGCAGCAGAAGTATATAACATATCACCAGTAGCATAAGTTGTCAATCCAGTACCACCTTTGGTAGCATCGATTGCGTTTGCTGACCAAGTACCTGTTGCAACAGTACCTAAAGTAGTAATTGTTGTTTGACCAACATATGTTGAGGCAATATCAATTGCATCAGCACTTACCGATACCCTATTGGTTGTACCAACAGCATTGATAACACCAGAAGAATGAGTAAGACCATTACCTGCCACAGAAGCGGCTAGACTAACGGTATTGGCAGTAATGGATATACCATCACCTGCGCCCACATCAAAAGTTGTGCCTGTTAATATTAGACCTTCACCGGCAACGTAAGCACCGGAACCTGAGAATTGAACCCAAGTTTGACCCACAAAGCTTGTTAACTCGTAATTAGTTTCAGTCCAACCTGTCTGAGCGTAAGAAACACCTTCGAGTACGAAAACAGCAGAACCCTCTAGCTCTGAATAAATATCAGCGTCTGCACTTCTTGTTAAAGTATAAGTGGTGCTGTTATCAGAGTAAGTATAAATACCATTTTCAGAATCAGTAGTCTGACCAGTTAATAAGATTCTATATCCTGAGTCTGCTGCTACTAATTGAGCATGACCGTCAATAACCAATGTTCCACTAGAACCTGTCAAAGATACGTTAGTTTTACTAAGTAAGTTTACAGCTTCTTTAAATGTTAGACCAGTAATAGCATTGTCAACATAAACTTTATTAGCAGCGTCTGTCGCATTAATAGGAGCAGCAACACCCGTAATACGAGAATCAGTTACGTCAACTACACCATTGCCATTTGGAACTAAAACAACACTACCATTTACATCTGTTGCAGTTATGGAATTAGCATTGATGTTTATATTGTCAACTTGTACTTCACCTAAGCCAGCTAATGAAGTAATTGTTGAACCTAAATCTAAAGAAGAAGTACCAATAGTTACACTTGGATTAACAAGTTTAGCATTTGCCACACCAGCATCTTTAATTATAACATCACCGGAAGTTACTGCAAAGTTAGCTGTGTTAAAAGTAGCTACACCCTTGTTAGTATCACTTGCGTTTTCAGCAGAAATAGTAATAGTATTAGTTGCCGCACTTACAACAGTATCAATACCTTCACCACCTATAAAGGAAAGTGTTTGACCATTGTTAAAAACATCAGGTGTTCCCGTATCAGCAGCAAGGATAAATGAAGTTGAAATACCAGCAGTTGAAACATTAGTAACTAAACCTTTTGAATTTACAGTCAAGACAGGTACTGCACTTGAGGAACCGAAAGAACCTGCGTTAGAATTTACACTATCTAAAGTAACATCAATTGTAGTGTTACCAAGATTTGTAATTGTAGCAGAACCATCCACATCACCAGAAATAGTAATGACTGGATTATTAACTGCAAAGTCTAATTTACCACTTGTGTCATTATATGTTACTGCAATACCTGTTTCAGTATTTGTTGAAACCATTGCGCCAACAATATCCTGAACAGCTTCAGTATTAATACTAACAGCACCAGCAGTTACACTAAAATCAACATTATTAAAAGAAGCAGCACCTTTTACTGTACTAGATGCATCTTTAATTGAGATACTTACTGTATCATCAGTGACGACGGTATCAATTGGATCTACACCNACAAAATTCAGAGTACTACCTGTACTGAATACATCCGTACCTGTGTCACCAGATAATGTAAAATCACTAGGAGGTAAACTTGTCCAAGCTGTTTGACCTGAACCATCTGTTTTCAAATACTGACCACTTGTTCCAGATGTTTGAGGCCAAGATTGACCATCTAATACAACGGAACCTGAACCATTTGGAGTAATATTAACATTACCGTTATCATTTGTAGAACTAATGGTATTACCATCAATATCTAAGTTGTCTACTTTTAAGATTATCAATCTTACTATTTACATCAACAACAATAGCTGAGTTTGCTGTCAATACGCCGGAAAGATGATCCAACATGTCGGCAAATACTTTACCACCAATAACAACATGATTAACAGCGTTGCCTGACGTTTCAGTACCTGTGCCTATATATAATCTATCACCACCATTTGATCCATTGTCCGACAAAGAAGAATAAGCAAGCTCACCTTGTCCTAAAACATCAGGGTTTCCTGATGTTTCTGAGCGTTTAATTTTTACATGAGAATACATTTATTATTCCTTGATTAATACTGTCCGGAGTCTATGGTCTGATTTTCTAACTGAGTGGTTGCCACCCATTTTTGAGTTTGAGTAGAGTAAACTAATACCGAACCTTCTGTTTTATTTGAGGAATCTACATCAAGAGCATCGATAATATTTTGAATACCGGCAGTACCGGGTGGCCCTTGTTCTGCTACACTAACAACAGTAGTGACTCCTTCGATTTCTATTACGATTGTATCACTCATCTAGTTACCTCCGGTATTGCATAAAAAGCACCTTGGATTATTCTAATAATCTACCCCTGTTAAAAATACAATTTCTAAATCGTAAACTGCACTTGTAAAAGTATATGCACTAGATACTGTTGCTGGAATTGTAATTTTAAATTTACCATTCAAAGGTTCATAGATTTGAATCTTAGAGTTTTCTGTAGTTAATGTATCTAAAATAATAGTATCATTTACTGCTTTTCTAATTTGCATTCTGGCAGTACAATTAGTAAGATCGACTGCTACGCTAGGTGTGCCTGTTTTCCATTGGATAATCTTAACAAAAGTAGAACCTTTGTAGATTTCCAGATCAATATGTGCGGGTTGCATTTTGTCCTTTGTTATAGATTTACTTGATTAACTCTTAATGTAGCTGAAGGAGTAGCTGGACAAAAAGCAGTTGAAGGTGGAGCGTTTATACTAATAGCAGTACTATCACAAGCATACATTAATTGAAAATAATCATTATTTTGCATACTCTGAATAAAACTCCAAGAAGGTGTAATATCTACACCATTACCTAGCAGATTAACTTTTGATGTAGTATTTGGAACATCAATTCCGTTTTTTCTAATCCAAATATAAATGTTTTTAGATGATGAATTACTGGAAGTTACTTGTAATTTAAAATCAAAAGAATACAAACCAGAATATTGTGTTACTATTTTTGAATTGTCTTGCACAATTACTCCACTTGAGAATTCTGTAATTGTAAAATCTACAGCATAAGGAGTATTTATCAACAAAGGCAATTGACTTGTTAAGCTTGAAAAATTACCATAAAACAATCTAGGAAAAACAGTAGGGCGAACTAATAAAATACCTGATGTAGCATCTACTTTTAAAACAGCACAGACTGAAATTGCTAGATTAGGAGCAGTGGGTTTAACTCTAGTGAGCTTACCAGCTAACGTAGGATGTGACCACAACAGATCACCTTGTTGCCAAGTTTCACCCACATCTGAACCTGTAGTATCAATATTCCTAACTTTACCCAAAACAGTAGCTCTACCTCGTTGACCGGGAATTAGAGTATTTGTCAATACTCCAACAATGTACAAAGGTTCAATAGATCCATTTGAAATCATAGCAATAACTTCAGGTATTTCAGTTAAAGCTACACCCGAGAAATGAACTACACTTCCGGCAATTAAAGTATGACTGTTATTATTAATAACTTCAATATAATTTTCAAGACCTACTTGTAACATTGAACCATCGTTCTGTACAATATCTAAACAATCCTCAAATTCATTCCAAGTAAGCATACCGGGAAGATAATCTTCTGCCGTATAGTTAGCAGTTGTGTTCATTTGTACATGATCAAATACTGGATTTACTGATACACCAATTCTTTGATCAATATGCTGTTCTACAGCTTTACCTTTAGTTACTACTCTTCTACCATCGGACATTAAGATTACAAGATGACCTTGAGCATCAAACTCAGCAGCTTTTACCGTAGGAGCAGGAATTATCTCAGATTGAGCTTTGGAAACCATCTCAAAGGGATTGGTGTAACTTCTCAAAGATTCTACATGAGAAGGTACTTTAGGTGCTTTTACTTTGGCAGGTTGATTCTTGCGTTCTTCTATTTTTACAGCGTTCGTTCCAGCAAAGATGGATTCTTCTTTTGAGAAACCTTTATCAAGAGAAGCATTGGCTACTTTTGCAAATAATTCCCTCAACTTTAAAGATTTTCCTTGTATTGAAGATGTTGTATTATCTGCAGACCATTGCACATTCTCTCCTTTATAACAACAATGACCCAGCATTTAGCTGGGCCGGTTGTAAACTATTATATCATATAATCAGTAGTAATTCAAGTGCATTTACTTCAAGTATTTGGATTTAATAATATCTTGTACACTTTTCTTTACTTTGCTTTTCTTATCAGCATCTTCTGCATTCTTCATAGCAGCTAACGAAGCGATCCTTGCTTTCTCTTCAGAACCAGTATCTTTTAGTGTTTCATTGAATACACGAATAGCAACATCTTGAACTGACTTTGATTTTTTATTCGCCCATGTTGGTACGTTATTTACTGAATAAGGCATTTCTTTTCCTATTTATTATTTCCAACGCAGTTGATGAAACTTTACCACCTTGTACTGTATTCCACGCAATATAATCGAATGGTCGCAATATTATCTCAATATTATAAGCATCTTGAATAGTACAAGAATATATTTCAGTTGCTATTATATTTTCTAATCCAATAGTCATAAAAGCAAAATGCAAAGGATTACTTGGATTATAAGAACTTTTGAATTTACTCAAATGCTCTTTAAATCTAATTTTAATAGATCGAGTAGTTACACCAACGTATCCTTGTGTGAACACGTCAGTGCAATCTCTTGTATGCAACCAATAAACAATGGCTGCTTTATCCTGCATTTTCTAGATTACTAGAACTTGTATCTGAACCAGATGGAGAAGTAGCTGTACCTTCACCTGCTGTTTTAAAACCATCTCCGCTACGAGAAGTCATATCAGGTAGTAATTCTTTATTAGGTTCTTGATCTTCAGGTAAGGAGTCTACGCCAATTGATTCACGAACTCTATTTAGAACTGCTCTATCAATTTCAATAACAGAAGTACTTGCAAAACGCTGAACAGCTTTAGAGAATGATTCTAGGTCTTCTGATTCTAGGTTATCAAAGTCCATACGACCCATGCGAGAAGTATTCCAACCATTGAGTTCATAAGTCTGTTTGATCAAATCTTCATTAATAACATCACGAATTTTTCTAAGCATTGACTCTGCTGCTGTGGCAGACAATGAGTTTTTAATCTGACCAAGTGCATTAGAACCACCACCGGATTGACCTAGAACTAAGATATCTGCAAATAAAGAAGTCAAGATAAGATTCTTGTAATATTCTTTAATTTTACTAGTATCCATTGCTTTACCACCATTTAGTGAAAGCAACTCAAGTTCAAAAAGAGGTTGTCTTGTATCAGGATCATGAGCTTGTGGTAGAATCAAAGCAGACTGCTGATTCAGTTGCAAGTTACGCATTACGTTTTCATAATAAGAACGAATTGCTTTTTGATCAGGAGATGCATCCGAAGAAAGATACTGTGGAGGTAACTTAAGTACTGGTAAACCAGCAAGATCCTTTGCTACACCATTTGCTTCAATCTCTTCGATAACACTAAGAAATCTCCAAGCCAAATAAGCATCACGAAGCATTGATTTTCCAAAAGGATCACCTTTGTGCTTACCTGCACGAAATAGCATGATTTTACTACGAGGTAAGATCACTTCGTTATTTGTACGACTGGAGTATCTATTGTAGACATCAGAAATAGCTGAAAGATTCTGCTTTACACCTCTAACTTCGTTACCGTCTTCACTAAAGATAAACTTCTCAATAGTTTCTTGATTTCTAATTGGTAACTTTTTCCAAGCGATAACACCATCATTAAACTTAGAACCATTTGATTTTAATCGTCTGCGATATACTTTTTCATGAACGGAGAAACCATACATGTTAGAAGTAAGTGCTTCGGAAATAAACTCAGACCATGTTTGATCTGTAAGATCTTGCATCATTTCATTTATAATACTAGCTTCTTTTATTTCTTGTTCTGTAGCATTCTTAACTGGTTTAAAGATCCAATCTACTTTACCGATTAAGTTTTCATACAAGGTTAAAGCCGCATTGATAGTACCATGATAAGACATTTGCTTATAGGTATTAATACTATTTGGAAAATTCAGTTCTCTTTTAAGTTCATCATTGGAAACACCATTGAATACATTTAAACCTAGATATCCTGATTCACTTAATTTAAAGCGATCTGGAACATCATCCACTGCTTTCTTTACTGAGTTATTTTGTGATTTACGTGCTGCCATCAATGGCTCCTTTGATTATGAAACTAATGAACTGTTAAATGTTGGAATGTTGAAACCCGACACACTTCCGTCAAATGGGTTACTACCTGTAAAATCAGGTAATGAAAAAACTGGCAATTGAATATCTTTATTTAAAAGAAGCATTGCGTCAGAGCAGCAGTCAACCTGATCGTCTTTCTTCTTAGGATCACCATCGAAGATTTCCAGTTCGTCAAAGAAAGCCGTATTCCAGTGACCAATTACTACATTGACAAAACCGGCTTGTGTTACGCTTGAGAAAGGAGCGAAACGAATTACTTTTGATTTAACAGGCTTAGATAACCTTACATTGAAACCCATCTCAGCAAGCTTTCTCTGCAAATCACGAGCATATGCACCAGCGGCGGCTGCGGGATCAATAGGGATTGAAATGGTGACTTCTTGACCATCTCTAGCTGCCGTATCAAAGATTAGTTTTTCGACATCATGAACTCTCTCTCGTAAGGATACTACATCCTCTACTGTATACATGTTTACTTTATCTTTTGAGATTAGAACACCACGAGTCCAGTCAGGGTTTGGATACTGTTCGGAAGGTTTGCTGAAAGCGAAATCCCAAGCTCTGATGCGCTTTGTAGCTCTTGCGTTTGGTAGGTCAACCATGTTAACCCATTCGCGTTTCCATAGACCTGAAGCTTGTTGACGGGCATACCAGCTACCTAGTAGCAGTCTTTCCATTTCAACCCTAGGTAGAGCTTTGAGTTTGCTCACATAAGTAGGGTCAGCCTTCATCAAAGGTGGATTATCGTAAATAGTACCGGGAATGAACTTGAAAGACANNATGCCTGATTCAACACCAGAACCAAACTGGTCTTCTAATTCTTTTTTGGTATCAGACCATTGTAAACGACCACCTTCTACCTGAATCATATACCTCATAGGGTATACATCTTTGCGAAATGGAATACCGCGTTCATCTAAAGCGAATTCTACCCAATGACGGATGAAACTATCATAGTCAGGATTTCCTGTGGCTACAACTTGCTTCTTGTAATCAACTGAAGTTGAACGCAAACGAGACAACATGTACATGATGTTATCTTCACTCATTTGCTGAACCTCATCGAAACCAATATAGGTAAGCTCTGCACCTTGGTAGTTGTATTTGTCGGATGCATTGTCTAAGTAACCAAATTTTAGAGTTGCACCTGAACTGAAGATCAACTCAAGCTCTCGTACTCTAATCCTTAGTTTAGGATCTACTAGTTTAAATAGATTAATAGCAGAGTCAAATAAACCACCGGGATTTGAGATTTGCTTAGTTGTTCTACGAAAGATTACACCACGAGTTCTTGGATGATGACAAAACTTTAAAAATGAACCGAGTAAACAATGTGACTTA